TTATCTCATTTTTAAAAAAACCTAGTATCGCGACAAGTTTTTTAGTATCACCCTGAGATATATCAGTTATTATTTTTCTCACACCTTCTTGACTTTCAGCGGTAAATCCCCATGATGCTTTAGTAAGCCCTCGAGTCAACTCGGGATAATAATATTGCGCGGCTAAATATATTGCATTTTTTAATTGCCTTTTGTAGTCAGTAACTAGGCTAAAATATGATGAAATTCCTTCTGATTTTATCCGATCTATCGCATCTTCCAATTGCGTTAACTTTCCTACATAACGACTCATATCTCTGTATGAATTAGCCTTGAGCATTATGTTAAGAACACCTTTATATTCTGCCTCTGCACTTTCAAGAGTTCTTAAAAAAATAGACTTAAATTTATTTACAAGACGATCTACTGTTTGGTCTAGATCTACTGTTTGATCTAGCTTTACCACGAGGGACGTGTTTTTCTTCCTAGATTCTCTTTTTCTTTTTAAATCAATAGTTGTCTCAGGATCTTCGATCTGATAAATTTCTTTGATCTTACCTATTGTGCTTGATAAAATTCTTTTTATTTCGGACCACAGGTCGCTCTGATAAGATTTAAAAATTTTACTTGGTAATGGTAGATTTTCATTATCTTGTGCAAGTTCATCAGGGATATTTGGGCTAATTAGGGTGTATGTTTGAGAATTAAAATGGTAATGAACTGCTGCTACACCTTTGGTACCAATAAATATAGACCAACGACTTCCAACCTTCTGGCGCCGTGAACTATATGGAGTTCGTTTTGGTCTACCTAATTCAATCTTATTTACTTTTGATATATCAACATTATGAGGCAAACTCATTTTTTTATGCAGTAATTGAGCTAATTCAATACCGTTTGGTTGATTTCTTAACTTAGAAACAATAGTACTATCTTCGTTGATAATACTTTCACAAAGATAAGCAAATTCTAAATATGATTTAAGATATTTTGATCGATTTTGCGTTGTTGAAATTTCAGATGGTTTCATTATCCTTGAATCCATGTTAAAGGCTGACTGTAATCGACGTATCTCTTTAGCTCATCAATCAGCAATTCTTGTTGAGCCTTACCTTCGGCCTTCATTGCAGTACCATTTAGGGATGAACCACCTTGTGGCCCTACAATCGTACTGAACTTCTCGCGAGCTTCACCTATGATTTGCTTAAGAACAGCCATAGTAAAGTCGGTGACCCACACACCACTGCCAGGATCCTGTATCAACTGAGTTTCTGGCTTTTGTACGTCTGCCCAGACTAATATACGTTCACCGCTGCCTTTGAAGTCACGGACTACGCGCAGTACTTTGGTTACAGGATTGAATGTATAGGTAACATAACCACCGAACATACGAGCAGCCAGTTCGACGTAGCCGGCATAAAAGTCGTAGGTAGCCATACCGCCGGTATAATTGTAGTTCAACAGATAGGTGTTCAGAATAGCACTTGAGAATGGATCAAATGAAGTCGAAGATGGTCCAGTTTCCAAACCTACCGTGCGTCTATATAAGCATCGAACGTTAATAAACTCGCTAGGTAAAGTGTAGGTATCGACGTTTTGAATGACTGTCATCAGAGTATAAGACTCTACCGTAGAGTTTTGTGCTCTTTGGCGATAGGTCTTTATTGCATAATTGTAAGCGGCCTCATAATGCTGTGGATCTAACTCAAGGTCTATGATACCATCGCCTAGACGAAATCTGATATTGTCAAACATCGCTTCCTTGAGTTGAGTCAAGTTAGCATTGGTTGGAGTACTGAGTGGATCTGCTGCCATAACTAATTCCTGTCAAACTATTTATCAGTTTGTGTACAGGAGCGTTAGTTATAAATCTCCTGCGCTCCTGTTTTCACTATGGAACACATCAAATTGTCCGCCGGGATAGCGTGCTTCAAGCTTCTTGACATTCTCAGCAATGACTGCGTTTGGATCTAGATCGAGTGAGCGACAGGCATTAATCCAATACCACATGATATCGCCCAACTCTCGCTTCAAATGGAAGTGAGTGGCATCATCTAGTTTTTTACCCTGGAAGAATACTTTCTTTACGATCTCTTGAAACTCGCCGGATTCGCTTCCCAGCCCAATCGCAGCAGTCAAGAGAAGTGGTACATTGATATTTGGACCGTGCAGGTATTCGCCATCTGGTCCATATGCTTCCCAATTGCCGTCCACACGATCTAAACGATCCATGAATGCGGTTAGATCATTACTTTCCGTGCTTGTTACTTTTTCCACGAATGCCTGATACTTGTTTAAGTCTACTTGCTTCATATTTGCCTCTTAGAATGCTTTTAGTATGATAATGCTTGAGTTAAATTTACCATTAGGAGTAGTAGATACGGCTTTGATCTCTTTGAAGAATTTACGTGCTGATGGTTTACTACCCATAATTTCTTTTAATTGTTCCGCCGGTTTTCTTAGCGTTTTGATTTCACTTTGTTTTGTGCAGAATCCGATTAATGTATTACCTTTGACGCCAATGCTTTTCGAATACTCGTCTGCAACAAAGTGATATAGCTTACGTTTCTTGGTGTCGTAAGCCCACGCTTCGCTGCATCCGTGTAATTTAGTAGGTGAGAGACTGACAAGATTTAATCCTAATGCCTCGTCTTTATAGATTTTCTGATACTTGAGCTTTCGTACCAGCTTATCCACAGATATGAGTTTCTTTGTGCGAGGCTTTCTGCCTGCTTTCTTTACGGAAATATACGAGTTCAAATCACTGATAATTTGCTCTATAGTTCCTATGATATTTTTGATCTGAGTTTTGGTAAATCTCGCATAGGCCTCGTTTAAGCTGTCATCTTTACCACTCTGAACTAGATGATATTCGTTGAGTTTTGATTGCCAAGCAGAAATTAAAATAGGCACATGATGCGGCAGAATGTTGCTTTTGGCCAACAGATCGACAACCGGAAACGTGGGAGTCTTCTTTGCCCCATCCTGCAAGTAATCGTCCCATAATCCTTCTAGATTGCCGCCGACTTCCAGAGTACGCTCTCGCATCAGCTCATACACATTGTGTTTATAAGGATTTTCGACTTCTTTCTTGATGACAGGTTGATTTTTATCAGACAGAGTCAATATCCTTTGAATTTCATTATCAAGATCAATTGTATGTTTGGAACTAAGCGTCAACCCTCTGCATGAAACTCTGGCCAACCAGCCATAAGTTGTAAGGAAGTTTGAATCGCTGATGGCACGAACTAGCTTTGCTTCTGCCTTGCGATTGTTTAAATTTAGATAATCGCAGATGAATTCTTTGGCAGAAGTTCTGTCGCAAAATCTATTGTACCAGGAAAAACTGCCGACTAAAAGCCATTGATAGCGAGTAGCCAATATTTCACCATCGAAATTCGGTTCCTCGCCGTAGTATTTTACGTCAATGTCTTTTGGTCTAATCTCTCTGATTTCTGTTTTTGTCATAATAAGTTTCGAAAACAATATATATCTAGTGTATCGAAACTTATTATAATTGTCAAGCCGACTTTCGAGCAGTGACAACCACTTTAGTGTAACCCTTGACTTCCTTCTGATGATTAGCAAACCACCGATTAGTGACACCAAGTTCACGAAGCTTGGCTTCAGCAGCCTTGCTATCAAGCGTGGAGCGTCCGCTCACAGTGGAAACGTGGGCGACGAACAGAGAGCCTTCGTGCTTTTCGATTTCGCTGTTCTTCAAGAAATCGGCGATAGCGTCGTACTGGGCCTGAAGATCAGCCATCTGTGCGCGAATCACGCCCATGCGATCAATCGGGCTTTCAATTGCGTTGATATCGAACATTTCGAAATCCTCGTTGTTTAGCGACTGTGGGAGTATCTTATCAATCAAAAAGCCAAAAGTCAACCAAAATTTGAAAAATAGTTAAAGTTTTTCGATCAGGACTGGCATGACTTGCGATAAATACTTTCATGCCAAGATTATCACTGTACAGGCCTAACAAACAATACGATTATCGATTTTTCGATAGAACTATCGCGGAAATGTTAACTGTTGGCGGCACCGATCTCTATATACACAAATATTTGGGACCAACCAACGAAGGGGCAAGCAACGATTTCACACAGCCGCAGTATTCTGCACTAAGTCCTCTGAATATTCAAGACCTGTTGTTTTTAGAAAACCGTGACCGCACCTATGATGTTAACATTTATCGCTTGCGTGGACAATATAACGTCACAAATTTGGACTTTGACCTAACACAATTTGGCCTTTTTCTCACACAGGATGTTATTTTCATAGTCGTACATTATAACGACATGATAGATATTGTCGGTAGAAAACTCATGGTAGGCGACGTTATTGAACTACCTCACCTGCTTGATTATAACCCACTTGACGACACGATCAAGTATGCATTAAAACGATTT